TTGCTGCCGAGTTGGCGACATGAACCCAGGGGAGCAAAGTGCGTGCTACCTCATCAGCTGAGGCTGTCGAGCTGGGCGACTTCGAGGAAGATGTGGATCTCCCCTTTGTCGAGCTCGAGCAGGTCGTGGCTCGCCATGGAGGCGAACTTGGCGACCACCGCGGTCGCGGCAACGTAGGCGTGAGGCGTGGTCGAGGCGTGGGCCTTGGCCAACACTTCGGTGCCGTTCACGTTGATCTGCTGCGACGTGATGAAGCGGTCGTCGTCGGTGGCGTCGCCAACGATGACGGTGTTGCTGTTGTAGGCCGTGGTGCCGACCAGCTCGAAGGGGGTCTTCAAGTAGGTGGCGGCGGACTTCACGACGCTGTTGGCCGGCAGGGTAATCAAGGTGATGTCCTGCGCGGTGTTGTCAGCCGAGGTCGTCAGATCGGTGTGATCGATGACGAAGCGGTAGTTGAAGCCACGAGGACTCTCGTGGAGTGAGCGGAATGCGTTGGTTGTCATAATAGTGATTTCCTCCGATTAATCCGCGGTGCTGGCGATCTTGCCGTGAACCAAGGGGTTATCGACTTGGAGCGCAGCGATCGTGTCCACGATGCCACGGGGGCCTCCACCGGCGTCGTCCAAGGGCATGTAGCGCGGACGGCGGTTGTAGCGGATGCTGACGCCGTCCATGTCGAGCAGGTAACCGCGACGCAGCTGGGAAGCTGTGACTTGGTCTTTAGCCAGAAATAGGGACGGTGTGAGGGCCAAGTCGCCAAAATCGCCAGAAAACAGATCGATCTTTGCCGTGTAGGAAAGATCGGCGGCGTCTTGGTTGAAGAGGCGGACGGTGGCACCGGTGTTGGTGCTGCCGAACTGGACCTGTTGGAAGCCGGTGAAGCGGCGTTTCAGCGTGGGTCCGCACAAGAGCGTGTAGCTCTTGTTTTTGCCGCACTGTTCATACAACGACTGGAGCAGCGCCTGGATGGTGCCATCCGTGATGCTGTTGGTCGCGGTCGTGGTGATGGAGGCAGCGGGGGTGCGGTAGGCAGCGGGAACGGCGGTCGCCGAATCACTCTGCGCACTGTTGCTGATCCAGCTACCCAGGCCCCTAGTTTTGAAGGGGGTGGTGCCGGATTGTTCGGTGCTGTCTTGGTCGGAGCAGAACACGGACTCAAGATCCCTGGCGAGCTCCTGGAGGGAGCGTGTCACCGATCTTGCCATCTCCCGTTTGCGGCCGATGCCGGCGACATCCGAGACGGACTCGGCGAGGTCGTCGACCTTGGGCAGACGCCACATCTTTTGGATGCGGCCGTAGAGGCGGGCGCGGTTGGCAGCCTGGTTGGAGAACGTGGTAGCGTCCTGGTTGGAGAGCACGCCGGTGAGGACGGGCTCGTTCATTGCGTCGACGAGCCACGAGAAAAGTGGGTTCGTTGGATCTTTGGATTTTTTCGCCATCGAGAGCAGCGGAGTGCTCTTCTGGTCGGCAACCGCGATGAGGTCCGCGAGATCCTCGCGTGCACCCACCTGGTTGGTAATGAGAAGTTCAGCCATTGTAGTTGGTTTTCTAAATGTTGGTTTGGAATCTTGGTTGGAAGTGCATCACACGATGCTTTCCATGAATGCTTCGAGGGCGTTGCGATCGCCTCGGGCCTTGAGCGCGGTGTCGGCCTTTTGCCGCAGGGCCGCGCTCGATGATGCAGATACTTTGGGACTGGCTGAAGGGCTCGGCGTTTTGGGGATCTTCCCCGTCGCCGCTTCCGCTTTGGCCGGTGCTTTTTTGGTCTTGTCGGCGGATGCTCGCTTTTGCATCTGCTCGACACGTGCCATGCGCAGTTGTTGTCCCGCAAACGCGTCGCCTACGATGAGCTCCCAATTTGGGAAGCTGACGATGGTCGGATATTGCTTGAGCGTGGCCTGGAGGAATTGATGGGCGCTAGTCCCGTTCTGGAAGAATTCGGGATAGAACGCTTTGGCTTCCGGGAGCGTTTGCTCGCGGACGCGGATGTATTCCTGCTGGCGTGGGCCGGCTTTGACCAGGGCTCGGGCGTTGGCGCGGATTTGTTTGACGGCTTCGGAGTCGTAATACTTCTCCTCGCCGGCAACCGTTACCGTGCCGCCGTCGCGGTGGTCGTCGGTCCAATCAAGGACCGCTTGGGCCTTTGCAATCTCCGCCTCGAGGGCGGCTGCGTCTGTGAAAGAACTGAGCGGATTGGCGGGGTCCTGGATGATGACCGGTGGCTTGGCGTCGGCGGCGGCTTTCGCGGCCTCGAGCTGGGCCTTGAGGTCGTCGAGCTGCTCGAGGGCTTCGCGCTTTTGGGCGGTGAGCTTGTCGATGCGTTGCTGGACTTTGGTGGGAGCTTCGGGCTCTTCGGCCTTGGCTTCCTCGTCGGTCCCCTCGCCTTCCTCGTCGGATGGCTCGGCGTCGGTCTCGTCGGTTTTTTCTTCGGTGTCCCCGGATTCTTCGGCGGCTGGCTCGGAGTCTGGCTCTTCGTCGGCTGCTTCGGTTCCGCTGGTTTCTGCGTCTGGCTCGGTTGTCGCGGTGGTCGGCTTGGCGAACTGGACGCCGAGATGTTCGGCGATGTCTGCGAAGTCGATGTCGGTGACGTCCGGACCTGATGTTTGCACCTTGTCTGTGGTGTCTGTTGCCATGGTTAGTGGGTCCAAGTCCCGGCAGCATTGATTGCGTGCGCCGTAGATGACGCGCCGCTTGCGTGGCCAATGCAGAATGCCGTTCGCATGCGTGGGGAATTACGGCGCCGGAGAGCAAAGCGCAAAGGGGTGCGGTCACAAAGCACCGCAATGCACTGCAAAGCACTGCAAATTGTGCCGCGAAGCGGCACAGTTAGCAGTTTTCAGTGGGCAGTTTTCAGCAAAGGCGGGCGGTCGCCGCGGCGACCCTACCGGGAGCCGTAGATGGTGATGTACAAGAAGCCGATGTTGCCGAGAGTGTAGCCGGTGAAGGCGATGCCCATGCCGACTTGGCCTTCGCGGAAGAAGCCGACCGCCGTAAGGACGTAGCAGATGGTGCAGATGAGGAGCGGGGTGAATGTCATAGCCGGTAGCCAAGCGTGGTCAGGATCGTGGTGAGTTCGCGGCTTCTTTGGTCGATGACTTCTTCGGCCATGTCGGGGAAGGCGGCGTGGAGGAATTCGTGGAGTTCGACTCTGAGGCGTTTGCGGCCGACTAGGCGGCGGTCGATCAGGATGCGGTGGCCGGAGCTGTTGTCGCCGGGCTCAGGGGTGAAGGCGTAGCCGTCGGCTTTGCCTTTCAAACGGACGTATTTCCAGGGCCATGACCGGCTGGCGATGCGGAAGCGGTGCTGCATGGCGGCGTGCGGACGGCTGGGCCAGCCGTCCCTACCGGGGGGTGAGGCGGTAGTGGGGGACGGCGCGGGCGCGTTGTTCGAGTTGGATGACGTAGTCTTGTCTTTCGGCTGCTCCGTCTTTGACCATTTTGCGGACGCGTTCACTGGTGATACAGATGGATTTTCCGAGTTCTTGGGCGAGCTGTGCCACGGTGAACCATCCGGCAGGGACATGATCGAGCTTCACGGAGCTTTTCTTGAGCTCGGTGCAAAATTGGGCGAGCGAGGATTCGATTTGCTCGGCAGTGATCTTCGATTTCCTGGTCATAGATGCGTCACTTTGGGCGCCGGAGGGTTGTAGAAGATATGATGCGGGGTCGGGAGGGCGCCTTGGGGTTTGCCGCGCCAGTCCAAGATCAAGAGGCTGGGACGCGGGATGCTGTCGGGGACGACTTTGTGGCCGTGCCTGGTTAAGAATTGCCAGCCGCCGGTGACGCCGATCATGCCGGAGCCGTCGCTGTAGACGCCGCCGCAATGGCGGTGTCCGCGGAGATAGACCTGAGCAACCGGGTGGCCGGCGCGGACGGAGTTGAGGCGGGCGTTGCCGAGGGTGATCGAAAGGGCGGAGGCTTCGAGGTAGGCGCGGGAGGTGGCGCCGATGTGGTGGGTGGCGTCGATGGCGCAGCCGTGGATGTTGATGAGCCACTTCTCGCGGGCGACTTCGTCGCGGGCGCCGATGAGCCTGGCGAGGTAGCTCTCGACATCGTGAGTATGACATTCGGTGCCTTTGACGATGAAGGTGGCGGCGGCTTTGGCGGTGAGCGGCTTTAAGGCTTCGGCGGCCATGGCGCAGTGGTTTTCGATCAATGAGGCCACGACTTCGGGCGACCGGTGGTGGATGCCTTCGGTGGCGTCGCCGTTGACCAGGACGGCGTAGGGGTCGGGGCCGGCGATGGTGGCGACTTGGCTGAGGGCGTTTTGCCAACATTCCCACAACCAACGCTGATGGTGGTTCTTGCCGAAATTGATGGTGTTGCCGGCGAGGTTCTCGCTGTCGGGCGGCATGAGGCCGACGGTGCTGCCGCAGTGCAGATCGGAGCAGACGACGAGGATCGACGGCTTTTTGTCGGCTTTCTTCTTGGGCATGCGGTTAGTTTGGGGAAGGCGCAGTGGGTTGAATGTGACCGCTTACCTGCGCGATTTCCCGGTGCATAGATGAAGGAGCGGGGCCGTCCGTGGAAATAATCCGGAGAGCAGTGGCGACGCCATGCTTTGACTTGTTTTTGACGCGTTGCCTTTCCATGCGGGGGGAGCAATGCGGGGTCGGCTGATGAATTGCGAGTCGTTGCGACAGCAAAGCACTGCAATGCACTGCAAAGCACCGCAATTAGAGCGGATGTTCGCTATTCTGGAATGGCGAATGGCAGGCGGGCGCCGCGGCGATCACAAAGACGCATTACTTTTTGTTATCTGTTGCCTTTTCTATCCACATCGCCGGCGGGTCCGGAGGCCCCGCCCTACCCTAGAGGGATTCGGGGCTGGCGAGGGCGTCGATTCTTCGGGCGGCGAGGTCTTCCTTTAGGCTGGCTAACGCGTCTAGGCCGCCGGCGGTGTGGGCCAGGAGTGGTGGCTGTTGCGCGGTTTGCGGGGCTCTCACGATCGCCGTCGCGTCGGTGAGGTGTTCGTCGATCACGGCCATGATGGCCGCCCAGAGAGGCGTGCTCTCCGGGACGGCCAAGGCGCCGCGCTTCTCTTGGTCGGTCAACGTGGGGACGTTGAGTTGGATGCGTCGGGTGAACCAGTTCATTTGGCTTTGAAGCCTCCGCGTTTGTTTTTCATCTGAGAGTAGACCTTCGGGGCGATCGTGCTCTTGGATTTCGGACGGCTGGTGCCGGCGGCCTTGCGGCGGTTGATGTTGGCATAGAGTCCTTTTTTCATGTGTTTCCTCCTTTCTACCATTTGACTTTGTCGGCCCAATACGCGGCGGACATCTTGCCTTTGGCGATGTTCTTGGCGTGGCGGGCTTTGAAGGCTTTGTTCCGGGCGGTCCCGGCCGGTGATCCCTTCACGCCTTGTTGGCCGAAGCGGATGATGCGCTCTTCGCCGCCGGAGCACGCTTTGACCACGTGCGACTTGGTCGCGTGGCCGGGCGTGCGCTTGGGCGCGTTGCATTTCATGGATGATTTTCCGATCATAAGTTTTTAGGAGTTGGCAGTTGGCAGTTAGCAGTATCAGTTGGCTTGCGTCCGCAAGCCTGTCTCGCAGACTCGGCTGGCAGCAAGAAGGGTCATAGCGTGGGTTCGGGGAGGCCGAACGCTTGCAGGACGTCGATGCGTCGAAAGCGGCGGTATTTGATGCCTTTGAGCCGGACGGGTTTGAGCAGTCCGGTTTTGAGGTATTTGCGGTAGGTGTTGACGTCGTCTGGATCGAGCCCGAGCAGATCCATGACGTCGCGGCGTTTGAGGATTTGTTTCTTCATACAGGAGTTGTCAGTTGGCAGTTGTCAGTTGGCAGTTGGGAAAGTTGAGGCCAGAGCCAGACATATTTGTCGCGGCCGGGTCGTTTGCTGCGGGTGTCTGGTCCGGATCGAGCCCGAGAGATGCGTTGCCAGCCGTCGAAGCGGTAGGTGTTGCCGTTGTGGATGTCGGCGTCTTGGTAGCTGATGGCGTATTCGTAGCCGAGATGCGGGAAGACGAATTCGCGCCAGAGGCGAAGGGCAACGCGGCAGAGGCCCGGCCGCACGGCGCAGAGGCGAGAGAGCTCGATGCAGTTCTCGCGGTTAAGAAAGTTGGCGCCGCCTACGGTTTCGCGGATCAGTGCGGAAGTAATCGTGACGGCGACCGGAATGCGTTCGTGAATGAGGGCATGCGACCAGTTGCGGCCGTTGCCGCGAACGCACGGGCCCATCTTGTGCTCCCATTGCGTCAGCAGGCGATTGGCCTCCGGTAACGAGATGGGATCAAACGTGACCATCGAGGCAAACGGCATTTCAATTTCGGTGGCGGTCATTTCAGTAGCTGCCGAGGGGTTGGAAGCTGAGGTCGGTGTTGTCGTGGTAGCTGGCGCCGCTTAAGACGAGGTATCTCAGGACGTCGATGGCATCTTTTGTTCCGGAGGTTTTGGGGCCCGTCCCCGTGTATTGGCTGAGGGCGAAGATGAGGTTTTTGCAGTTGCTCGTGACGTAGAGGGTCGGCTGGTTGAGGGCGTCGATGGGTTTGCTGTCGTCGTAAGACAGCCAGTTAATAATCATGGTGACGCCTTCGGCGATGCCGTCCCCCGGGGCGGCGGTGAAGTGGAGGCCGATCTCGGCGCATTCTTCGATCAAGGTTGTCGCCCCTTCCCTGGCGACGGTGGCGGCGTTGCCATACCGGCTGTCCATGATGCGCTCGAAGACGACGAAGTCTTCGGCGTCGCGGGCGTGGCGGGTTTCGATGTTTTCGATCTCGAGTTTGTAGTGGCTTAACCCGAAGCCGAAGCTGCGCTGGGCGTCGCCGGCAATGCCGTCGGGGTTGTTGCCGCCGGGGACGGCCCAGGGCCCGGGGAGGCCGACGCCGGGGACTTCGCGGACCTGGCTGGGCCATTCGTCATAAACGAAGCAGCGGCCGGCGGCGTCGAATCGCGCCCAAATCATGAACCAGTTGCGGCCGGAGCAGGGATCGACGACCTGGTAGTTGACGCCGCGTTTCGGCACGCGGTCGGGGGGGATGACGTGGATGTTCGTATTGAAGTTGACGAACATGTTGGCGGCCTTTTTCGTGGGGACGCCGTAGGCTCGCATGAGGATGCGGTCTTTGGGGGACTTGATGAGTTCGGTCTTCATCGCGTCGTAGTTGCCGAAGGGGTTGTCGGCAGTGTGGAAGTAGACGACGCGGGCGGTGGGCTTGGCGCATTGCTGGACGCGGGGGACGCGGATGGGGCGGCCTTTGATGTCGAGGACGAGCTCGGCTTCGGTATCTTCGAGGGTGATGGCGCCGGCGAGGTATTCGGCGACGGTGTCGGTGTAGCCGAGGACGGGCGTGAAGCCGACGGCGAGCTCGCCGTTGCGGGTGATGAGGCGGAAGCGGAGGGCTTCGATCCACTCGGGACTGACGAGTTCGTCGGCCCAGCAGTAGGTTAATTCGGCACCTTCTACGGCTTTGACGTCCATGGAGTAAAATTTGAACCAGCACTGGCTGCCGTTCGGGAGGACGAAGGAGTTTTCGGTGAATCCGCCTTTCTGCGAGTAGGTGATGTTCGTGACGACGCCTTTGCGGAGTTTGCCGGAGGCGGCGGGTTTCCATTCGGCGGGCAGGTATTCCCAGATGTAGGGTTGCTGGTTCTGGATGCTGGAGGCTTCGGTGGATTGCAGGCACCAGACTTTGGCGCCGGGGGTATTGACCAGGATCTGCACGGCGCGGCGGGCGAGGTAGCGGGATTTGCTGGCGCGGTTGCCGCCGAGGATGAGGAGCTCGGTGACGCCTTTGGGGAATTGCTCGCGGAGTTCGGCGAATTGGCGGTCGGCCGTGGACCAAACGGGCAGGACGGCGCCGTAGCGGTAAGGATCTTCGATCTCGAGACGGATGCGCTCTTCGAAAAGTTTGTGGAATTCGACGAGCTGATCCGGGGTCATGCGGCGGACGCCGTCGTCGAAGCGGACGAGGACGTTGCCGGCGGGGTCGCGGCCGAGGATGGACGGCGCCTTATGAATTTGGTGCTGGGTGAAAATCATAAGGCGCCTGACGTGTGACTTGTGACGAGTGACGTGTTCAGATGGCTGAGGTCACTTGGTTTTTGTTGCGCCCCACTGCTGCGGCGTCCATTTTCCGACAGTTCGCAGGAATGCCTTGGCTCGCTGTTTTGCTGATGCGTGAATGCAGCGAAACTGCAAGCTGGGCATTAGGCCCGTTTCCTTGCCAACGATAGCGACCAAGTGCGTGTCGTATACGGCTTGCCTGTCTTCTGGAATACGCATCTCGGCTTTGTGCATAGCGTTGAGATCGTTGCAATAGTTTGGAACTTCTGTCTGCCCATACATTAGCTTTCCACCCTCATTGACGATTTCGGTGTCCGTCCACCCACACGCTTGCGCGATGGCGATGTTGATTTCTGCGCTGGTCATTTCGCCTCCTTTTGGATGTCTGCCAGAGCCTTGCGAGCTATCTGCAGTCCCGTCCAATTTATGCTGTCTCTGTCCTCGGTGACTCTACGGCTGATGGATTCAGCCCAAAAAACACACATCTGCAACGCCTCCTTGTAAGCATCCCTCTCCCTCCGCAACACACACATGGGGCGACTGCAGGAGTCCCCGCAACTGTGGATCGTGGAGGCTTGGAGGTCGTCGATAAGCCTGTTTCGCTCCCGCTTTAGTTCACAAACTTGTTTGTGTTTAATTCTGGCGTTTTCACACGCATCTTTCCATTTGCTATGCCAATAATCCTGTGCAGCTTGGATCTCGCAAAGTCGTGTTTCGGTCTCTTTGCGAGAACGCTCCCGCTGATCGATGGCTTCGTTGGCGAAATCCAACTCGATCTGCAGTTCCTCGACCTTGCGCTGCAGGGTGTTAATTTCCTCTCTGACGAGGCATTTGTCTGACCTGTAGACGAGTTGTTCTGGTTCGTCTGCGTAGCCGTAGCTCCCGCAGGTAAACCAAATACGCGCTGTGGTTCCGTCCAGTTCTGGTGATTCTTGCGGCGAACCGCATTTCGGGCAGGTGTTGGGTTTTTGGATGTAGGACATAAGGGCAGAGTTGGCAGTTTTCAGTTGGCAGTTGACAGTGGCCAGGCTCGGAGGTGGCCGTAGTCGCGGGGTTCGGTGACGCTGGCGGATTGGCCGCAGATGTCGCAGGTGCCGGCGTGGAAGGTGGCGACGTGGCCTTCGGGCCAGCCGCGGCCGTGCTTGCGGCCGCATTCGTGGCATATCCAGTCGGGATATGATGGGCGGTCCGCTGGGCCAGCGGACCCTACCGGGGTGGAAACAGTCGGAGGATCGGACCAGCGGATCGCGGCGTAGTTCGCGGCGTAGGTGCGCGGGTTCACGGGTCTTGGTTTGCTGCCTTTGCCGGCCATAGGAGGAGTGACGTGTGACTTGTGACGAGTGCGGCGGGTCCGGAGGCCCCGCCCTACCACGGGTTCTCCCCTGCCCCGGCTTCGGTTTCGGGGAGAAGTTCTTTTTGGGGTTCTTTGATTTTGATGAAGCCGCCGATGAATTTGACGTCGGTTTTCGTGACGCGCTTCCAGGCGGTGAGTTTGTATTCGGCTTGGGTGCCGTCGGGTAACGTGAGCAGCGCGGTGCCGCTGAAGTCGGGATGGTTGCCGTCTTTTTTGAATTTGTTCGGGAATAGGGTCCAGGTGTCGGGTTTTGGTTGGTATGACATAAAGAGGTAGGAAGGTGGGAAGGTGGGAAGGTGGGAAGGTGGGAAAGTTGGCAGTAGTCAGTATCGGTTGGTTTGCTTCTGCAAACCTGTCTCGCGGACTCGGCTGTCAGTTGGCAGTGGAGTTGGGCTGGATCTCGCCGGTGAGGAGGCGGACGGCGTTGATGTATTCGCGGCGGTGCAGGGTGCTGCGGCCGTTGAATATTTTGGTCCACATGGACGGATGGACGTCGGTGACGGCGGATAGGTCGCGGATGTGCGTGCCGGTGAGCTGGGACGCGGCTTTCAAGGCGGGGCCGACGGCTTCGCAGAATTCGCGCTGGCGCATGTCGAGGGCATCAAGGGCGGCGTAGTAGCGTTCGGCGACTTGGCCGGCTTCGTCGAGGAGGCCGTGGAGGATGGTGGTTTTGGTGGGTGTCATAGGGATTGGAGATTTGAAATTGGAGATTTGCCTAAGGGCTGTCTTCGGCTGAGAGGGCGGCGGGTCCGGAGGCCCCGCCCTACCCCGGTTAGTCGATGTGTTCGATTTGGTCGAAGAGTTGGAGGACGTCGTCCAGGGCGCGGACCATGCCGGATTGGACGACGCACATGCGCTCGTAGACGTCGGCGCGCTTGGGGTCGTCCGCGGTGCGGAGGTCGGCGGCGTAGCGTTGGTTGTGACTGTAGCGTTCGATGGCGCGGGCGCGGAGTTGTTGGATTCCTTCGCGTGCGAGACTGGCTTGTTTGCAAAGGCGTTCGTTGTGCTCGCGCTCGACTTGCCAGCGTCTGGCCCAGGTCTCGCTGGTGTTGAGCTGGGCGTTGATTCTTTCGATCTTTTCTTGGTGGCTCATGGCTAGTTGCGGGTTTTAAGTTCGAGCCATTTGCAGATGACCAGAATGCGGCGGGCCAGTTCCACGGGGTTGGCGCAGTCGGAGTTCTCGATGATGAACTTGGCGAGCTGAACGCGGTGGCAGCGGATGAAGCGCTCAAGGGTGAAGAGCACGGCTTTTTCGGTGGCCATGCCGCAGGCGATTTGGGCGATGCAGTAGTCGGCTTTGTCGAGGGCGGCGTTGACTTGCTTTGGATTGTCCGGATCAACAGGACGCTTGGCCTTGCGTTTGACTTTGGGTTTCTTCTTGGCGGTTTTCATGGTGATTAGTTCCCGTCGGGGTCGTTGAAGTTTTTGGGTTGGTAGGTTTGGCGTTCGGCTTTGTTGTTGCTGTAGAGCTTTTCGGTTGAGCTGCGGAATTGGGTGATTTCGGCGTCGAAGTGCATTTCGATTCTGCCGACGGGGCCGTTGCGTTGTTTGGCCAGGATGAGGACGGCTTTGCCCTTGTCTTCTTCTTTATGACTTACTCGTTCGGGGCGGTGGAGGAGGGCTACGACGTCGGCGTCTTGTTCGATGCTGCCGCTTTCGCGGAGGTGGCTGAGCTTGGGCTCGGCTCTTTCTTCGGCGTCGCGGTTGAGTTGGCTCAAGGCGATGACGGGGACGCCTAGTTCTTTGGCCGTGGCTTTGAGGCCGGAGCTGATTTCGTCGATCTCTAGGCGGCGGTCTTGGGCGGCGCGTTTGGTGCTGCCTTTCATCAACTGGAGGTAGTCGATGATGAGGAGTTTGACGCCGTGTTTCGCTACGGCGCGTCTCGCTCGGGCGCGGAAGGCGGCGATGGACAGCGCGGGGGTCTCGTCGAGGTAGAGGGGGGCGTCGACGATCTCGCCTACTTTGCGGCCGAGCTTGGCCATTTCGTCTTTTGACATAAAGCCGTCGCGGACGCGTTGGAGTTTGACGCCGGATTGGGTGCAGAGGACGCGTTCCATTAATTCTTCGCCGGTCATTTCTAGGCTGAAGAGGGCGGTGGGGACTTTGTCGGTGAGGCAGGCGTGCTCGGCGATGTTGGTGGCGAAGGCGGATTTGCCCATGCTGGGGCGGGCGGCGATGATGATGAGTTGGCCGGGCTTGAGGCCGCCGGTCATGCGGTCGAGGTCGCTGAAGCCGGTGGCGATGCCGATGGGTTTGCCGCGTTTTTTGTGGGCGAGTTCGATGCGGGTGGCGGCGGCGTCGACGGCGTCGGCACAATGGACGAGGCCGGATTGCTTGGTCTCGAGGCGGAGGTCGAGGAGCATTTTTTCGCTGGCGTCGAGGATGTCGTCGGTGGGGCGTTGGAAGTTGCGGCTCTCGAGGACGAGCTCGAGGCCGATGCGGTGGATCTCGCGGCGGCGCCAGTAGTCGCGGAGCTGGTCGGCCCAATGGGTGAGATTCCCGGCGATGCGGGTGTATTCGCTGGTGATGTAGCCGGGGCCCCCCTCGATCTTGGCGAGCTCGCCGGATTGGCGCCAGGCTTCGGTGTAGGTGAGGAGGTCGAGGGGTTGGCGTTTGTGGGCGATGTCTTTGAGGAGGAGCCAGGCGGTTTTATTCACCGGGGCGAAGAACCAGTCGTCCTGGACCAGCTCGAGGGCGGCGTCGAGGGTGGGCTGGCCGCCGTTGAGGACGGAGCTGATGAGGCTGGCTTCGGCTTCGTGGGACCAGAGGGGGATTTGGGTGTTGTCAGGGGTCATGGTGGAAGAAGGGAAAGTTGGCAGTTGGCAGTTGGCAGTTGGCAGGGATTGGAGATTTGAGATTGGAGAGGGTCAGAGGCGGCGGGTCCGGAGGCCCCGCCCTACCTGGCGGGCTTGGCGTTGGAGTTTGCGGAGGCGGAGGCGTTTGACGCGCTGGCGGCCGCGGAAGTTGGTGTCTTGCGTGCCGGGGGTGGTGCGGCGGCCGCGCATGGTGGTGTGGCGCCATTTGCGGAAGGTGGTGGTGGTGAGACCGATCTTCTGCTTGTAGTGCCGGAGGGGTGAGCTGGTGCGGTTCATTGCAAGTCGGGGTCGAGGGCTTCGCTGCGGGCGTCGATGGCTCTTTGGGTTAGTGGGGCGCAGAGTTTTAGGGCGCGTTCGAGCTTCTCGATGCGCTGCGCGGCTTTGTCATACAACTCGGCCAGTTGGATGCTGGTCGGTGCCGTGGGGAAGTCTTTGGGGAATTTGTTCATGGGAAGATGAGGGCGAGGCCGAGGGCGGTGTAGATGGCAAGCGCGGCCAACAGGAGGAGGCCGGTGCGGAGTTGGGTGCGGGTTTTGTTTGTCATAGGGGGGTTGCTCCTGCCTGTTTCATGCGGTGCACTACTGTGTGGCGCCCGGTCGGCGGATCTCCCGCCGCACCATGGGTCAGGGGCAAAGGTATGGGGTTGAACCAGATGGCTTCCTGGATCTTGCGCTTGAGGCGTTTGTAGGCGCGGAGCTTGTGCCAACCGGGGCTGCTGGCGTGCCAGCCGGCGCAGATGGGGCAGTGGTAATGGCGCATACCGGGCTGGTCGCGCTGGGCGTCGGCGGCGCGGGCGTAGCGGACTTTGCGGCTGCACATGCGGAAGGCGGTCTGTAGGGCGCGGCTCATGGATGGCGGGGGCCGTTGTCGTCGTCGAAGATGGTGGCGAGGATGATGGCGAGGAGGCCGAAGAGCAGGATGTAGGCGAGGACAGGGGCGATCATGCGGCCTCCTTTTCGGCGAGCTGTATGGCGGACAGGATCTCGGTGCGGAGGCTGTCGGGGACTTGGGACCAGGTGCTGTAGACGGACGGGTCGCTGTCGGGATAGAGGGCGTGGAGGACTTCGCGCCAGAGGTCGTCGGGCGGGGGGGGCGTTTCTTTTTTTTGCGAATTTTCGGGATGCAAGCCTTGGCGTTCGCAATAGCGGGTGGCTTTGGTGAGTTCGCCGGACCAGTGGTTCAGCAGGGTGCTGAGGTCTTGGCGGCGGTAGTCGTCTTTGTCGGCGAGCTCGGCGGCGTAGTAGGCTTCGAGGCGGGACCATTCGGCGTCGGACGTGGCGGCGACTGCGGCCTTGGCGGTTTTCCATGCGCGGGCGGATGATCGGTCGAGCGGGGTGGTCGGGCGCATGCGGAAGAGGGCCATGGCGCGGAGGAGATGAGCTGGCTTTTCCTCGAGCTTTTCGTCCCCGCTTGCGGGGACTATAGGGGTATTACTATTCTCTTCTCTTCTCTGGTCAGGCTCGGGTCGCGTTTTGTCAGAATGGGATTCTGACATGGTTCGATTTATGTCAGTGTGGGTTTCGCGTTTGCGGCGCTGGGCTTCACTGTCGAGGCAGCGTTTCTTGGCGCTGCGGCCGTTGTGGCGGTCCCACATGGGGATGATGACGCCGGGCTCTTCGCCGCGGTGCTCGAGCCAGCCGACGCGGAGCATTTGCTGGGCGAAGCCGCGTTTTTTCACAACGTCGTCGATGTCGGCGAGGACGGTGTAGGGCAGATCGCCGTCGTCGGTGTGCTGGTCGGCCCAGGCCCACAAGGCATGGAGGCGGCCGACGATGGTGAAGGCGTCTTCGCGGAGGGCGCGGGCCATGGCGATGACGGCGGGATCGCCGGGGAGGTTCGTGCGGAGTTTGATCCAGTCACCGGCCATGGGAGGGGGTTCCTTTCTTTTTGCGGCCGAATTGGAGGGGTTTGCGGAAGGGGCTATCCCAGGTGATGCCGCGGCGTTTGGCCCAGGCATTGAGGGCGCGGTTGAAGGCGGCGCAGTCGAGCTGCTCGTAGCCGATGGTGCCGGGTTCGATTTCGATGGTGCGGCCGTTCATTTTTTTCACGGGCGGGGGTTGGCGAGGCGGGTGAGGATGGTGCTCCAGCCGAGGTAGCCGACGAGCTGGTCGCGGCCGTCGGTCTCGCGGAGGATGGCGGGGGGTTTGGCGGCGCGGTGGGGCGCGGGGTGGAGTGGGTCAGGCTGTTTTGTGTTCATGGGCGTGGCGTTCGTGTTTGTCCATGGGGCGCCAGCCGAGATTGGTCAGGAGCCAGATCATGATTTTTTGGGTTTCGTAGAAGCAGCCGGAGCAAAGGTGGCCGACGTCGGTGAGGAAGCCGGCGCGGCGCGGGCACAGGCAGCACCATTGGGGGTGGTCGAGGTCGTTCATCGGAAGCGGGGCTGACTGCGGTGCACGGTGGCTTCGTATTGGCCGTAGTCGTTGAGGTGGACTTCGAAGGACTCGCCCTGCCGGTAGTAGCCGGTGTCGCGGACTAGGACGGCGTGCTCTTGGCCGTTGATCGTGCAGCTGAGACGCTTGCGGTTCGGCAGGTTGCGGGAGCGCAGAGCCGTGGCGAAGATGGGCGCCGGTGCGGTCCCGATCCCCTCGCCCGGGCGCCACTCTTCTTTTTTTTCGGGTTCCGCTACCGGAACACTTTCGGGCTCGGGTGGCGGCTGCTGGGCCTGCTGCCGGCGTTGGCGCAGCATCTCAGCGACCTTGTTCACTCCAGTGCGCGTCAACACTCGGAGCCCCCCTTCTTTTTTGCTGTAGTCGGCGCCTTCTTCGAGGAGCCCTTCTTTTTCGGTGGTGTGCGTTTGCATAGAGTTTTGTCCGCGGCCGGTTCCCCAAGACCGAAACCGCGGACATTGGCCCTTTGGCCAAAATTCTGTTTTTCGGGATCAATACCTTGGGGCTGGGGGTAGTCAGTATCCGGACCCCCTCCCCCCCTGGGTGGGGGGGTGGTGTCATCATGCGTGGCCCTTGGTGTGGCCCACGTCTGCGCCTCTACAGTGTGACAGGGGCAAAGATCATCTGATCCTATATCAGAAGACGGCGCCAGCAGCAGAGGCGCGGCGGCCGGTGCGTCGGTCCCCTTTTGTCCAGGGATCTCGCCGGCAATACCGGTTGAAATCTCACCCTCGACGATCTCGGCCTCGATGACCGGCAGGCTGTCTAGGTATTGACGCACTTGGTCTGGCCTTGCCTCGACCCGCTCGATCCGGCTGGTCGCCTCACCGGACAGCAGCTGGTGCTTGTCCGCCATGATGGCCGTGACCAATGCAGCATCCTTGGCTGACTTGGTCTCAGGCAAAAGCTCGAGGGTGCGCTCGGCTCCGAGTCGCATCCCCTTCCGCAACAGGTTCAACACTTCCTTTTTCTCCTGCTCTATAGGAACAGCTTCCCTCTCCCTGACTGCGCACACTGTATTGCGAGACACGCGAAGCGCCCGAGCGGCAGCCGAGATGCTGAGCCCCTCGGCCGTCATGCGGACGATCGCCTGGTAAATCTCTGGCCGGTCACGGAACAACCGTTCGCCGGTGAACTCACCTGCGGCAGCCAGCTCCATCTCACCTCTTTCGACTTCCTCAAAAAAAGAAAGAGCGGGGGCCGAAGCCTCGGCCTCGGCGGCAGCAACGATCAGGCTGTTAGCCTTGCCACTCATGCCACGCGCAAAGCAGGACGGCGGGCAACCCGATGACTCTCCAGCCATGCCACGACGGCGCCGGCCGGGATGAGTGCCCTCGAGCCAATCCGATAGTGCTCCAATTCGCCGCGGCTCAATGCTTGGCTAACCGTCGTGCGGCCCAATCCGGTCCTGCGACACACTTCAGCCACGCTGTAGCACACCGGCAACTCCGGAGCCTTGTTTGTTTGTTCCTTGGGATTTGACATACAAAAAAAAGAAAAAGGCGGGCCGTCAGTCCGGCACCGCCTGGCATTGATCTGGGGACAGATCGTGCTCCGCGCAGTATTTCACGATGGCGCCGGAGGCCGACTCGGCCTGCACCAGCTGGCGCCAGGGCCCGGTGATCGGGCAGAACGCCATCACCATCCACCGGCGCAACATCGGGGCCACGGTCGCCCGCGGCGCCCGTTGGATCTCAGCCGAAAAGCGGCCGCGCTCGACGCGAGACATCGTCGCGGCCAGGCTCATCGCTGACCCCTCCGAAAATGCTTGTTGAGCTCGTAGACAAAGCCGGCGCCGCCGACCAAAAACCAAAACAGCAAAAACAAAAGCACCGCGGAATCGCTCATGCTGCCACCTCGCTTCCCGATGTGTTCGCTTCGGCTTTGCGACGCGTGAGATGTTCGATGATGAGACGCCGGGCGACCGCGGAGCGGCTTAAATACAGGCTTCGCGCATGTTCTTCGATTTCCTCGAACACCTCCGCCGGCAACGTCACTGTCAGTGGGATCAGCTTTTCCATAGGGTGTTCTACTTACTTCTCACGTTTCTCGTGAGAAACGCAAGAAAAAGTTGTACAAAACTTTGCCCATGCTAATTTCATCCCATGAAACGCACGAAAAAGGGGCATGGGGTCGGCAAAGAATCCGTGTCCATCAGCACCAGCATCCCCGTCTCCGTCGATGCCGAGCTGCGCAAACTTGCCACCGCCAGCGAACTCACCCGCGGCGGCTACGCCAGGGAAGCCATCGAGCAAGCCGTCAAAGCCGGCTACATCCGAGAAGTGACCCGCACCACCATCCGAGACCGCAAGGTTGTCAAATACCCACTCGACAACCCGCAAAACCCCACCGCCCGCGCTGCCGACGATGCGGGAGCGTGATATTAACTCCCGACTACTCGGAAGACAATATCGTGCGCGGTCCTTGGCCCGGCAGCTGGTTTTAGACTGTTAAAACCGGCGCTGCGCCGCCGCTCCTTCGCCGAATGTCCCGGCCAAGGCCACCAGCCAGCTAATGACCACCAGCACCGGATTGGTCTGCCAATAACCGAGAGCCAGGATCGCCACCAACAAATGCGGCGTGACGAACCAACCCACCCACCACAGCCACCCGCCCCATGGAAACAGCAGAAACAGCGTCAGCCTAGGGAACACCGCCAACGCCACCAACACCCACCAGCTGTATTGCTCCCAGAAATTCATCGCCCTAATTCCACTTCGCCAGGCGAAGCCCCATCCACGCATTCACCGCCGCGGCCGGCTGCTCCCCACGACGCGTCGACCGCACCGAAAGTTCCCCCAGCGTCCCATAAGCCCCGCCCCGGAACCTCCGCGGCGTCATCCCCACCGTAGCCAGGTCAAAACACCACTCCGCCACATTCCCGCTCATATCGTGCAGCCCCAACTCATTCGCCACCTTCGTCCCCACCCGCTGCGCCGACCCCGCATTCTGATCATACCAAGCCACCGTGCCCGCGTCATTCGACCCCGCATAAACAAACCCCCCGCTCAGCGTCGCACCCCGCGCCGCCCACTCCCACTCCCGCTCCGAAGGCAAACGCCACCCCGTCCCGCCCACCATCGCCACATCATCCCGCACCCCCGACCGATACACCGCCCCATCCACCTGATACGCCGGCGACAGCCCCGACCACTCCGAGAGCGCATTGCACCACTTCACCGCATCATGCCAAGTAATCCCGCCCACCGGAAAATCATCCCCCGCAAACGACCCCGCGCCAATGTCATAACCATTCGCCACCGCCCACGCCCGCACCGGCGCCCACTTCGCCCCCGACACCTCATGCCGCGTTATGACAAACCCATTCATCCACCCCGACCCGAACCACCCCGACTGTACCCCACCCGGCACCGTCACCCCATCAAACACCGGCAACACCGGCGCCGGCGTCGGTGAAGGCGACGGACTCGGCGACGGTGTCGGCGCCGCCACCAACTCCCCGCGCAACCGATAAAACCCCTGGTCATTCGTCACCCGCCCCGCATTCACCCGACCCCCGTGCAACATCCCCGCCTCGATCGGCACCGCCACCCACGGCCCATGCAACGAATCCGCCCGCTCCAACCCCACCATCACATCCTGCCCCTGTCCCCACACCGATACCCACCACCCAACAACCAAAAACCACACAAGATAGTGCACTTTCATAGCGCCACCCTACCGACCGCCCGCTTAAAACGTCAACACCTCCGGCCGCCTGATCCACGGCCGCAAATCAAAGAGCACCTTATCCGGCATCGGCGCCCCATAGAACCGCTTCTCCTCAAACGCCCCCGACCCCACATCCGTCGCCCTGATCCGCACCACCCGCCGCGGCTTGTTCAGCGAATTCACCTCCACCGCCACCACCACCGGCGACGTCCCCACATAACCCCCATCCACCTCGATCCAAGCCCCCCGCGGGATCGACTGAATCATCACCCCCGTCACGATCGGCTCCGGCAACGAAGCCACCACCGCCGGCGGCCGCGGCCCCGACGCACACCCGACCAACAGCACCGCGACTAAAGCGGTGCCGGCTCGTTCAACAAAGCGTGATAATGATTCCATGTCGTCTTGATATCCGCGTGACGCAAAATCCGGCACGCCACCTCGATCCCATCCCGCAAAGCAATCTCCGAACCAAACTGCTTGCGCAAATCATAAGCCTTCTTGTCCTTCGGCCCCGCATTCGGAAACCACGGCCGCAAGAAATCATTAATCCGCCGCGACGCCAGCTCATCCGCCTCCGTCTTATTCGCCCGCGGAATGACAAACCCCGACCGCCGCGACTTCAGCGCCCAACGCAACTGCCCCAGCAACCGCGTCCGCACCGGCACCTGCCCCGGCGTCCCCTTCGGCTCCTGCCAATTTCCCTCCTCATCCCTATGCACCTCAAACTTCCACAGATACCCCTTCTGCCCCCGCACCAACCACTCCCAGCGAAGCGCCGTCGTCTCCGAATTGCGCAACCCACACCACCGCATCAGAGCATACACCGCCCACACCTTCCGCTCCTCCAGATCCGCCGACGTGCGCAACCTCTCCGCCGCCGCATCCATCTCCGCCAACACCTCCGCCCGCAACGGCACAAACCCCTTAAACAGCTTCTCCCGCGCCTTCACCTTCCCCTTCACCGCCCGGAACTCCTCCATATCCGGCAACACCAACCCCGCCTGCTTATACCAACGCATCGGCTCCTTAGCGAACACCGCCCGGATCTGCCGCCAAGTAGATTCCCTACCATGCGGCGACCCCGGCCACTTCTGCAAATACCGCTCAAACACCTCCGCCGTCAGCCGTGTCATAGACACCGCCTCCTCATCGCCCGCCGCAAACGACCGCACCCACTTCTTCAAAGTGGACCGATTATTGGCCCGAGTCTCCGCCGTCGACCGCTCCATCCACACCTTCAGCACATCGCCCACCGAGGCAAAGCCCGGCCGCTTCATCGAATCCCGCGCCTGCCCATCCTCCAGCAACTGCCGACGGATCACTTTCGCTTGCACGATCGCCGCCGCCAACGTAGTTTCGCCCGTCGACCGCTTGAACCTCTGCTTCATCCCCGGCAACTTCACCCGGTAGATATAAAACTCCGATCCAGGCTCCTTACGCACCGACACCTCATGATGACGCCGCACCTTACGCTTCTTACCCTGCTGGGTTGTGCTCTGCTCTTGGGCCACACGGGCCACGACTTGGTCCACTTTCATGCGGGCATAGTCGAACACCCGCGAACGGAAAACAAGCAAAAACTTTCCTCAGAATCAGAGGACTTGTCAGAGGCCCATGGCCCACTCACAAGTTCTCATAAGAGTAAAAGCAGCCATAGCTCAATTGGATAGAGCATCTGACTACGGAAGGCGCGGCTATCTCTGTTGATTTTCCTTAGGAGCCATTTATCGGGCCACCTCCGCAGAATCACCGCGCCGGCACACTCCGCCCGAGCGGACTATTGACCAGCGCATTCCGCAAGAAAAGTTGCTTGCGCGTGAGCCGGCGCATGTCGTGGCCGAGCACGGCGGACTTCACCGCGGCGTCGATGTCCTGGATGTCGTCGGTCAGCATCTTCGCTTTCAGCTCATCCGGCAGCCTGGCATAGACCGGCGCCGCCATGCGCCAGGTGAAATGCGCCATCGTGAAATTCCCCAGGTAATATTGGTAGGCGGCGATCTGGTTGTTCGTCAGCTCGACCTTTTGGCCATTGATCGTCGCTGTGCGATCCACCTTCTTCGGCGCCATGCCCGTCTCTCCGGTGGCATCGACCAAGCGGCTGATCTCTTGCATCACCGGATTCATTTTCACCTCACGCGCTACCGTCGGATTCAGCAGCACATTGAAAACATTGTTCCCGCCGTATTGATACCGCTCGATGGCTTGCCCCATCGTGTCGAACTTCAGCGGAAACGTCTTCGAATACCACGGCACCGTTGCCAAGACCTTCATAAATTCCCTCTGCACCGAATCGCCCGCTTGCGTCTCCCGCTGCATGTTGTCTTGGAACTGCATCCACTGCCGCACCACCTGCGGCATAAACATCGCCGGCATTCCGGCCACTGTATTGGCCACGGCATCCACCGGGCCGCCATAGCCCCACGCCTTCATGAACGACGACAATCCGCTCAGCAACGGCAACTCCTCGAGCGACTTCGTGCCCGACAGCTTGAATATCGTCGCCGCCATACCCTGCGGTTTGACCCCGCCCTTCTTCAGCTGCTCACGGCTTGTCCGCTCCGCTTGCGCCGCCAGCTCCGCGCCGGCCGCAAACGTGATCGCCAGCGGCTGCGCCCAATCATACGGCACGATGTAATCCCCATCCTGCCCTTCCTGCCGCTGAAACCAGTTCCCGCTCAGCAGCGCCCGCCGCAACGCCGTCACATTGATCCGGTATTGCCCCAGCCCCGACGCCCGCCGCATCGCCTCCAGGTCATCGTCATCCTCCCGGCTCGCCGACACGATACCCAGCGCATACAAGTAATACCCCGCCACATACAGCGTGCCCGTGCCCAGCAGCGCCTGCGTGAATTCCTTGTTAAACGCCGCCTGGTCGAACTTCGCCCCCATTCTCCCCGTGCTCGAGGCATAAAGAATCCCCCGCATCCCGCGATACAGCGCCCCGATAAATCCCAGCGGCGACCAATCAATCACCCCGCGCAACGTGATCGACCCCGGCACCTGCGTGAAAGTTAGAAGGTTCGTGCCCAGTCCGAGTTCCTTCGACCGGCCACCCGTTGACAAGAAATTCGTCCACTTGCGCATCTCCCCCAGCCCTTGGCTCAGCACATTCGGATTCTGGAAAATGGCATAAGCCGCCTCCGCCATCGCCGCCTCGATCATCTCCGGCGTCGGCTGCCCCGACCACTCGCCATTCTTCTCCGCGGCCGCCTGCATCTGCGCCAGCTTGGCGCGGAACTCCGCCATCCAGAACGCCCGGTCGCCAGCGCCCAACGCGATCGACAGCCCCGTGTCGAAGAACCGCATGAACTTCGACGAGAAAATCCTCCCGCCCACATTCTTCACATCCGCGATCTCGAACTTGTTCTGCGACGTCAGCTTCGACAGCACCCGCAAATGATTTACCCCCGCCATGAAATTCTGCCACTGATTGGCTTCCGGATTCTCCTGCTTGTTCCACAAGTAACCCTTGCGCACGTCCTCGATCGGCGTCAGCAACGCCCGCGCCCGCTTGGCAAAATGCACTCCCGACAAAGTCCGCTTGCCCGTCAGCAACGACATCGCCGGGTCCATGATCCCCGAGATAAATGCATCCCGTCCGATGTGCGCCACCCATAGGATTTGGTTGCCCAAGAAATTCTTGATCCACGTCTTAGGCGAAAACAGCATCGCCAGATAAGCAAACGCCCGCACCTTCGAGAAGAATTCCACCGGAATGATCTCATGCGCTTTTTCAAACATCATTTGCCCGAGCACCATCTTCACATCCGGGTCCGTCGCCCGCTCATAGCGTTGGGCCAGCGCCCGCAGCTCCCGCGCCATCGTCGGCGTCATGCCAGGCAAGCCCAGCAGCTGCGCCACATTCCCCGTGAACTCCGCGTCCGACACATCCTTGCCCGACCGCAGTAGCTCCAGCAACTTCTCAAACCCCCGCGCCTTCGTCGGTAGCGCCTTCGTCCGCGCCTCATTCGTCAACCGCGTCCGCGTCTCCCGCATCAGCTTGAAGAAAGCGTCCGCGATCGACTTCGCCATCGCCGCCGCCTCCGCCGCCGAGAGATTCCCCTGCTCGAGCAGGATCGCCTCGATCGCCTTCGTCGCCATCGCCTTCGTCGAGTCGCCCAGCAGCACATCACGCACCGCCCGATTCATCGAGATCACCCGCGCCCGAGTCTCCGCCGTCACCTCCGGCCCCGAGGCCGCCGGCCCCAGGTCCGCCGTCACCTTCGCCCGCTGCCGCCGCTTGATCCGATCCTGGATCTTCTCATCCCCCAGCTTGCCCGACCGGATCACCTCACTCCCCTGGTCGAACTTCGCCTTCGCCAGCTCCGCCTTCAGCCGAGCCACCTCCGCTTGGAGCGCCCGGATACGATCCTGCGCCTCCGGCGGCAACGCATTGATGTAACGCCGAATGATATTCTCCCCGTAGAAAACAATCCCCTCCGGCGACAACCGCGCCATCATGGCGAGCGTCGAAATCGTCTGCCCCATCCCCGTCGCCCGGTGACTCATCGTCGAGACAATATCCGCCGCCCCCTGGTGATCGCCCACCGCCGACAAACGCCCGGCCGCCTCGATCCCAATAGCAAAATCCAGCGGCGTCGGCACCGAATCCTCCCCCGACAGCTGCGCGATCCGCAACTTCGCCGCATCCAGCCCATTCGTATTGATCCACTCCTTCGCCGCCTCCGCCTGCGCATTCAGCGAGATAGGAAGATACTCCGACCCCAACCGCGCCCGCGTCTCCGCGGCCAGCGACTCATTCCGCATCGCCTTCTCCTCCAGCTGCCGAGGCTTCGTCTGCCGCGGCCGCACATCACCGACGGCACCCGTCGTATCCGCAAACCGCGAGTCCCGATAGGCCGCCACGATCCGATCAAACGCCTGGCGTAGAAATTGTGCCACGCCCTGCCCGAACTCCTTCACCATCTTCGCCGACCAAGTCGCCAGATCCATGCCGGCGCGATAGACCGTCCGCCCATACTCCACGATGTCCTCGAGGATCGACACATCGATCGCCCCCGACTGCGTCGACATCTTCTTCTTGATCCGAGCCTTGGCCTTGCTCGCCTTCTTCGCTGTAGGTTCCGCCGCTTGAGCAAACCCCTGCTCGTCGAACGTAATCCTTCCCGCTTGTAAATCCGTCACGTCGGCGGCTGCGTTGTCGATCTCTTTGTCGGCCAGCGTTTCCGAGCGTTGCCAGTTCACATCCCCGCGGCGCCGGGAATTATGTGCTGCCACCAATTCGCGGGCGGTCGTCTTCGCTTGCGCCGCGGCTTCGGCCACCGGCGTGCCGGCGGCTATTGCTTGGCTCATGCCTTGCAACGTGTCGGCAATGATCCTTTCGTCGATCCCCACGCTTCCGACCGCCGTGCCTTGCCCGCCTGCCGTTTGATCGGCTCGGGCGCTAAACCGCGCCGCCCGCCGCGACAGCATTGTAGCGGCGGCGTCCCCGCCGCTGGTCGTTTGCGTCTCGGTAGGGACGGCTGGCCCAGCCGTCCGCTGCTGCGTTGGAAACGCCTCAGAGTCAGCCGTAGCCGCTTGCCCTGTAGCCATTGGTGAATCAAACGATTCCACCGGCATTGCCCAGCCCCGATTCGGCGGGTTTGGTCGCACGGTTTCAAGCGATCCGCCGCCGCTATATTGCCACTCGCCTTGTCCTGCCACGCGCAGGTAGCTGGCATGCGTTTCGTCCGGATGCTTCGCTTGATAGGCCGCCAACGTGTCGGCATAGCCTGGGCGAATACGCGGTTTGATCTCTTGCTCGAAAATTTCCTCAGTCAGCGGGACACTGATTTGCTGGTTGCCGTAGGCTTGCCCGCCTTCCTTGTTGCGCATCCATTGGAACCGCTCGACGGCCGCTGCTTCCAGTCCCACCGTCTCTGCCGCCGCCGGCGGCGGCGTCACGATCGTCTCGCCCCGCTGCTCCACCTCGCCGAATAAATTCTCCTCGGCCGCGGCAGGTGCAGGTTGCTCAGCTGCTGGCGGCGGAGCAAACCGCTCATCCCCTGCTCCCGGCTCCATGCTCCCCGCTCCAGGCTCATCCACCGCCGTCGTCGTCGCCTCACCGAAAACATCATCCGCCTCCACCACCACCCGCCGCACCGGCGCCGGCGCCGCGGCAGCGGCCGCCATTGCTCCGGCTCCCTGCTCCGTGCTCCTTGCTCCCTGCGGCGCCATCCTGGCGCCCGCCCCCGCCGCCACGCCCGCCGGACCGCCGATCGCCAGACCGGCTAGGCCCTCGAGCGCCCCGGCGCCCACCACGCCGCGCATCGTCGGCACATTGAAATCCTCACGCTGCTGCGCTAAGTTCCGCGCCAGCTGCTCTTGTCCACCCTGCGCCGCCTCCGGCAACGCTTCCTGCAAAGCCGTCCGTCCCGCCACCCGCAGCACGCCACCCGTCGGCGCCGCCGCGCCCGCGATCGCCCGACCCGCCAAGCGTTCCGCCCCGATCGCCGTCGCCAAAGCCCCCAGCCCGTAGCCCGCCAGGATCTGGTCAAGATTCTCCCCGCCGTAAGCCTGCGCCGTCGACGCCGCCTCCGCCGCCTCCTCCGGCGAACGTCCCGCTTGCAGCATCGCCTGCTCCACCGCCTGATAAATTTCCCCCTTCACGATCCCGCCGCCCATCGTCGCCCCGGTCGCCGTCTGCACCGCCTGCACCCCGCGGGCGCCCAGGCCCACCGCCTTGCCCGCCGCGCCCAGCGCGATCGTCGGCGCCATCGTCCCCACGCCCTGCGCCACGAACGCCGTCGGCGACTCCGCAAACGCCCGGCCCGCGGCACCCAGCTGCGCCATCACGCCCTGGTCCGCCGCCGCCGCCTGGATCTGCGCCACCCGCTGTTGCGAAGCCTGCGCCTCCGGCGACAGCTGCGCCTGGTAAAAATCTTGATTCGCCGCCAGCGCCTGCGACGCCGCATTATCCGCGCCGAAAGCATCCGTCAGCCCCTTCAGCCCCGTCGTGATTCCCTGGGCAATAAAGATCGGCACATCCCCCGCCCGCCGCAGCACCCCACTATCCTCCGGCACATCCGCCAAAAGCGCCGCCGCCGACCGCCGCCGCGTGCCCCCGGTAGGGACGGCTGGCCCAGCCGTCCGCTGCTCAGCTGCCGTCGCCTCCGGCAAAACCTCCGCCAGCAAAGCCGAAGCCGACCGCCGCCCGCCTCCCTGTTTCAAATTTGAAATCTGTGATCTTTGATCCGCCGAAGGCGCCGGCGCCAAAGGCGGCAAATCCTCATCGGCTTGTGGTAGGGCGGGGCCTCCGGACCCGCCGTCCTCCATCGGCAGAGCAGGCTCCAGCTCGTCACTCACCGGCGCCGGCGGCAGCCCCATCGCCGCATCGGCATCGGCGACCAGCGGGTCCGGCACGAACGCCGGTTCCGGCGCGATATCCACCACCGAAGGCGACACCGGCCCCGAGTCCCAAGTCGCCTGCCGCGCCAGCGCCAGCTGCCGCCGATCCTCTTCCTCCGGATCGAACGGCACGGCCAGAGCCGCATCGAGGAGTGCGCTGGCGGAGCGGCTACTCACGGATCGAGTCCGAATTGATTCACCAAAATTTGCTGCGCCTGCTCCTTCGACAGCTGCCCCGCCCGCGCCGCCGAGATCACATCATCCTCCGTCCGGAACACCGGCGCCGCCGCCGTTACCCCGGTAGGGACCGCTGGCCCAGCCGTCCGCTGCATCGCCGGATTCACATTCACCGGCACGACCGCATTCGCCGTCGGCGGCGCCGTCGGCTGCACCCCGGCAAACGCCGCCGAGTTTGTCATATCTGCCGCCGCGGGATCGGCCCCGCTTACGCCGGTAGGATTCATATACGCAGCATAAGGGTCCTGGCTACCCGAAGTCCCCGCCATGACCGGTTGTCCTTGGGCATTGGTCATGGTCATGACGAGACCCGTCGTCGGGTTCGCTCGCACCATCCGTCCCTGGGCATCGGTCCGGAGCTGCCAAGAAGTCATCGCCTCCTGGCGATACTTCGCGTATTCCGCCTTGAACTTCGCCAACTCCGCGCCCTCGATCGACTGCCCCGGCGCATAGCCGACCGACAGCCCGTATTCCTTGGGCGACATGATCCGTGGTTCCGCCATGGTATTAGTCCCTTAAAAGGTGAAACTCTCCCGCGGCGCGGCGCCGCCCGCACCCGTCCCCGTCGCCGGTCCCGCGGTCCGCGGACCCATCTGCATCCCGACGATCTGCTGGCTCATGAGGTTGCGCCCGGTGTTGTTCATGCCGATGATGCTGTCGCCGATCATGGCTTGTTGGCGGGGGGATTCGCTGAGGAAGCCTTTGATCCATTCCGGGTCAAATCCCAGCTGGTCGCCGTGCCGCTTCATGAAATCGCCATAGGCCGAGCCTTTGGCCTCGAGGGCTTTGTTGTTTGCAAAGGCTGAGACGAAGCTACCCAGCACGCTATCCGCCGAGCTGCCGCCGCCACCACCGCGGCCGCCGCGTTCGCCGCCGCCTTGCATGGCCATGGCCGCGCCGGCCGGTCCGCCCATGGCGAAACCGGCGATCGCTTCGCCCGCCTTGCGGATCGTGCCGCCGACGTCCTCGCCGATCTGCTCATACATTTGTTGGTTGGCTTGGGCCGCGCCGAGGGCGCCCTTGGCGAGATACTCGCCGCTTGTGTCATAGACTCCGGGGTTATAGGCAAACATAGTTTTTCTCCTTCGATTAAGCCGCTTTGGCTTGGGTTAATTCTTGGGCCAAGGCCGCGCCGATCACGGCCGGCTTGATCGCCAGGCGTTTCTTGCCCTTGACCGTGCGTTCTTCCACCGCTTCCGGCAGAACCTTCTGCACATCCTGCGCCATAAAGCCGACGCGCTTCTCGTCGTCGCCCTTGTATTTGAACTCGTAGGCCGTGAGCCCGAGCACCTTGCCGGCCGAGCCGAGAGGCTTGATGTCCTCCTTCTCCCGCTTGTCCGAGAGGATCGACGAACCAATGTTGCCGATCATGTTCATCATCCCGGCCTGGCGCATGGCGCCCGCCTGCATGTTCGCGCCTTGCACCGCCGCGTTGTTGTTCTGCCAGGAGTTATACATCGAGCCCTGGAGATTCCGGTTGAAAGATTCGACATTGCCCGCCTGGTTCACTGCATTGTTGAACGTGTTGCCGACCAGCTGCGTGCCTTGTCCCATGGTCGCTTGGCCCAGGCCGAAGGCCGGGTTGAGTCCGCGGGCGAAGGGATCGAGGGCGCCGTAGCCTTCGGCCAGGGTGATCCGGCGGCCGCGGCGGGCCAGGTCGAGCTGGTTGGCACCGAGGGCGAATTGACGGCGCTGGTCGAGACGCTGCTGCGACATGGCATCCCGGTTGAGGATCTCCGCGGCCGACGATCCGGCGCTGGTGCCGAGACCGCGGGCGGCGAAGGCGCCGCGAGCGGATTGTTGCGCCGCCCGTTCCTGCTCCGGCGAGAGGGAACGTCCCAGCATCAGCTCCTCTTGAGCCTGCCGCTGGATCTCCGCCTCGATGGCGCTGGGGGCGCTGGCCGCTTGCAGCTCCTGGTCCATCACGCCACGGGTCCGGGCGAGGTATTGATTATCCAACTCCCCGGCCACCTGACGCGCCGTGCCGAGCTGCTGACCGATCATCTTCGGATACAGACGCTCGAGCGAACGCTCCTGCTCCTGCATCTGTTGAATGGCCGACCGCGTCGCCGCGGCATACATCTTGTCGTAGTCGATTGGTGCCGGCGCCGGGGGCTGCGCGACATTGTAAGTCGTGCCTCCTCCGCCACCGCCGAAAAGTCCTCCTCCACCTCCCATATTATTGTCCTCCTACTTTGTTCATTAGTTTTTCCCAGGAATATACCCGAGGTTCAAAGCTCCCACGTCGGCACCATGCCGCGTATTGCTGCGGCCGAGTCGCCACACGCATAAACTCCCGCACGGGGTTTGCGCGGCCAACAGCAGCAGCCAGAGTGACGAACCAACAATTTGGCTCGCCGCTTTCAAAGCGTTCCTCCTCCGCGTTCCACCGCAACTCGCTGGCCAGCAGAAAGACTTCCGGTGTGGCGTGGACTAAGCCCGCCGACAGATGCTCGCCGACTGCTTCCCAGAAGTCTTGGGTTGAGTGGTTGTCCCACCAGTGTTTTGCCTTTTGCCATGGCAGCATTAGTGCAGATCGGTCCATGCCGTGTTGGTGCGGACTTGGAGTTTGTTCGTTGATGAATTGTAAAGGACCAGGCCAGCGGTCGGGCTGGTGATTGCATCACGCTGCGCCGTTGTCATGCGCGGGGGCAGGAATCCCTGCGTCGTGCTGGTCACATCGAGGGCCGCTTTGGCGTCCGGCGTGGCCGTGCCAAATCCCCCGGCACCGGTCGTCACGACATTCTGTGCCCCAAAATTCGGCGACACCTTGCTACCCGCAATGGCGGCCGAAGCCGACACATCGGCGTTGACAATGTTGGTGATGGTCGGCACGGCGGCCGAGTTCATCTTGGCCGGGGTCACGACTTCGCCCGACACCCAGCTATATCCTGCGGTGATTGTTGCCATATTATGCTGCTCCCTTCATGATTCCCGTGTTGACCAGCGCCGTGCGCGTGGCGTCTTGCAAAGTCTTAATATTGGCCACGTCCGTGCGGATCTTGGCGAGTTGAGCGGCCAGCGAGGCAATGGCATTTTTGATCGCGGTTAGGTCGGCTTGGGCATAGGCAGCGCCCGCCGTGATAGCCGCCAGCGTGGTCGAGGCCGTCCCTCCGGTGCTGTCTGTCAGCGAGTCCTGAGTCTGCGCCGCTGCTGCTGCTTGTCCGGCGGCGGCCGGCTGCACCACCGGCGTCACGTTCCAAAAGCCAATCTTTTGCCCCACCGCCGTGCCGATCTTGGTGCCGGTTGTCGTGTTTAAGATGATGTTGTCGGCATCACCCATGGTCACGTTGCCGTTGAATGTGGCGGCGCCCGCCACCGTTAAGGTGCTGTCAAGCACGGCTGCTCCTGTCACATCCAGCGTGCCGGGGAGGTCCACATTGTCCGTCCATTCTACTCCGGTTCCGGCGGCGTCCGTCTGCAAAAGCTGCCGCGCCGCGCCATCGGCCAGCTTGCTCACGGCGATTTCCGCCGAGGCCGACACGTCGGCGTCTACGATTACGCCAGGGCCAATCGCCGTGACGCCCGAGCTGTTGACCGTCACATCGCCTGTCAACGCGGTAGCCGTTGGCACATTGCTGGCATTGCCCAAAAGCACCTGACCGGCCGTAATGCTGGCCAGCTTGGTGTGCGCGATGGCCGCCGAGGCGTTGATCTCGGCATTGACGATATTGCTGATCGTGGCGCTATCGACCAGCGCATTGAGCTTGGCCGCCGTGACGGTTTCGCCCCCACTGAAAACGTGTCCCTTGCTTAGTGTTGCCATAATTATTCGCTATGTCGTGTTTCGGTTTGCGGCATGCTGGGCATGGCCGCCTCCACGCCGACCGTGCGGATCTCCGGCCGCTCGGCAGTGGTTTCAAATTCAATTTCGCAGTAATGCGCCTTTTGGCGGATCGGCTGTTTGAGGGTGTAATCCTCAGCCAGACCGGACGTGTTGGTCATTCCCGGCACCAGTTCGATTTCCTTGTCAGGGTTGACCATCAAGGCGTTGACCTTGATTGATCCGGTATTCGGCAGCACCACGTCGGACAGCACTCGCACGAATCGCTTGCTGCCCATCGTGCCGAATCCATAGCGCCGCGTCTTGAGGCGCCCGCCAACCGGCGTGAAGTAGTCAATGCCCAGCGTAGAATCCGGCGGATCATCTCCGCGCTCCACGTCTTCCAGCAGAAACAGCTTGCCGGTCAATGAGGCGGCAAACAGGCGGCGGCTGGTCGCATTGCGTTGGGCCACGATCAGATTGCTGATCCCAAAAGGATAGCTGTCGACGCTTTCCCACTGCTCGTTGAGCGCCGAGTAAATGAACAGCGCATTGTTGAGGTCCGCGCCATCCACCGGCGCCGCCAGCCAGTAACGGTTGTCGTGCCACAGGCCCACGGCGTTCTCAGCTCCATCGCTCGGAATGCGGGCGATCTGGTCCGCGATGGCGTCCGAAAGAGGCTTGGTATCTCCCCGCAATTTAAGATCCAACCGCGCATCGAGGCGGTAGACGCCGGCATCCGAAAGGAAATAAATATACTGACCGGCCGTAGCGATGGACCGGCGGGCGCTGCAACCAATTTCATCCGTCAGCAAATCCAAACGCGAGACCAACCCGTCGCCGCTTGAGGGGTCGTAAGTCTGGTTCACGGTAGCCAGCCAGATGCTATTGCGCATGAAGATAAGGAAGCTGCCCTCCACCCATGGATGCACCGCCACGATGTAGTCGTTGCTCCCTTTGTTGGCGCGAAAGCTGGCCCAGAACGGATCATAGACATCCGGCTCCAGCACGTCCGAAAGCATCACTTGGTCGCGGCCGTCCGGCAGCACAAGGCGGTTGCCGATATAGCTGGCCCACGGCACCGAGCGCATCCGGCGATACGTTGCGCCCTCAGCCGGAACACCACCCGGCGCCTTGACAAAAGGCGTTGTAATGTCGCCGGTCCAATACATCGGCGGCTTGACCCTGCGCACCGTCCGCCCCGCACCGGCCGTCATGCCCACCGTGCCACTAGGCACCGTGATGGAGAAGCTGTCCGTGCTGACGCTGACGATGTCATATTCGTGGCCCGCAAAGGCCGCCACGGTGCCGCCCTCCATCCGCACCCGCTGACCGGCCGAGTAGCCATGCGCCGTGCAGTAGACCGTGGCCGTGGTGCCTGACACGCCGATGCCGCCGCCGGTCAACTCCTTCGGACCCCAGCCGGCCACATTCTGGTCGGCCTCCCGCAGCAGATACATCCGGTCAAACGCCTGCACCATCGAGACCTTGTCGGTCGGCTCAATGATCTCGCCCGCCGGATACGGCAGCGGCTGAAGGTAATTGATCGCCACCAACTCGTTGCCGATTTGATCCGTGATCGGATCGCCGGTGTGATCGGTGATGATGCTCTCAACATCTCCGAGGCTGTTCGTGTCGTCGTAGACAAACGCCCCCGTTGCCGTGGCCAGCAGGATATACTCCTTGTTGTTCAGCCCCGGCGAGCGGTAGGCGCCGCTGGCGAAGACGCCGTTGGGATAGGTCGTGAGCAACTGCACGCCGTTGGTCCCGATGCCCAAGGTGAAATCCAGCACCGTCTCCGTCGTCTCAACCGGATCAAACCGGAACGGCAGCGTCAGCGGGAAGTCGCCGGACAGCAGGTCATCCGCCAACCGCCGCGCACCCTTGCGCGTCTTGGCCGTCCCGCGATCCAGCCGCATGTTCTCGCTCAACTGCAGCACGCCCGCCGGCAACGCCACCGGGTTCATCCGGCTGGCAAAGCCGAGGAAACCTGCGTCGCCGTCGCGGGCGGTTGGAGATTGGAGGGGCATTATTGCGGAATTTCTACGCCGTTTTCATCAAGGTTTTTGCTGTATAACTCTTGCGCTTGTTTGGATTGTTGAATCCTTGCGAGGAGATCCCGCTTCTCCACTTCATCACTAATGGTTTTTAGGATCAGTTTTCCAATTTGCAGTGCGACGATTTCTTCGATTTGTCTGTTCATACTGTTAGACTCGTTTCACAACATTTCCTGCGCCGGTATCAACCCACAGTGCTCCGCTTGGCAGCCCCGCGCTTGATGTGGGAAGGTTTGGCGCCAAGACTCCTGTTGATCTCACGTCGAAATAAGTGACAGATGCTGCTGCATTTGAAACAATCAGAGCGCCGCCGTTTGTTCTTACGTCTCCGCCTGTCGCGGCAAACCCATCGCAGCCAATGTTTCCGCTTGCATCGACATTGAACAATATGTCGTTGTTGGCTGCGTTGATGCACCGTATTAAGTCACCAGTAGGCGATGTATCCGTGTTTCTTTGAATTACGACTGCGGCGGAATTGTTGACAAGCTGCTTTCCGCTAAAAAGGCTGTTTGGGAAAACGCTAGAATTGCTAAACGAAATTCCTCGATTGAGTGTTGCATCGACAAAAATGTGCATGGCATTTTGCACAGCTTTAGTTGTGATGCCGTAAAACCATGTGCCTGTTCCGATCACTAAATTTCTGTCTATTTCCAAGGCAACATCTGCATCCGCGCTGCCGTGGCCGCTAATGAGTATTCCCCGCGTTATGGCGCTCAATGAATGGCTAACGACATCGACTTCCAGCCCAAAATATGCTCCAGCAGCGCCAGCATTGGCTTCAACCAGCGTATTGAGTGCCCACACATCGCTGCCGACAGTCGGAGAATTTCCGGCAGCACCAGCATACAGCGAAACATAGTATCCTGTAGCTGCTGCCGAAGGCGCAATCATTTCAACCGTAGCCCCATTTACTGCGGCTTGGGAGTAGGATGGAACGGATGTTGGCCTGCTTAGAATCCAAGGGCCGGCGGCAACATTTCTAATGTTTGTAGCAATGTTTGGAAATTTCCCAGCGGCCCCAGTTCCACTCCCAGAGAATGATGCCGCGACATCAATGTCCCAATAAATAGATTTGGTTCCCCACGTTGGCTCTGCCGATAATAAATACGCACCTGACGGAACAACTATCCTGCCACCAGCAGAAGGGAGAGCGCTTATGGCGGCGACAAAAGCCGGGTAGTCATCTGCGATGCCATCGCCCACGGCGCCAAAGTCTTTGACGTTGACCGTGCCGTTGATGGTGTTCAGCCCCTTGGCCAGCTCGGCGCCGGTGGCTCGCTTGGTAATCCCGCCCTGGCTGATGATTAGTTCGTCGGCGGCGTTGACGGTTGTGGCGTCTGTTAATTGGGGAATTGTTTTGGCCATATCTTTAAGTGTTCAGTGGTTCAGTTTTCAGTGTTCAGCCAGAGAGGCTTTCAGCCGGGTCTTAAATCTTGCCGCATCACCGGGGGAAATGTCGGTCTTGCGGGTTGGGGAAACTTGTTGGTGCGTGACCACCATGTTCAGCGGGATACCCCACTTCTTCATGCGGGGGACCAGGTATTCGAGGGCGCTGTTCATGGCGGCCTCGCCGAGCGGGTCCTCGTAGGTGTTGCCGTCCCAGGCCACGCCGAGGCTCCAACTGTTGAGATCGGGGCGGCCTTGCCACGAGCTGCGGCCGGCGTGCCAGCAGCGGTCGGTGTCGTTGGCGAAGACTGTCCGGCGGCCGTCGCGGGATATGAGGACGTGGTAGCTCACCTTACTCGCGGGGTTGGTGATCCAAGCGCAGCTGCCCCGGTAGCTGCCGTCCGAATGATGCAGGACAACGGCTTGCGGCTTGATGCGGTGGGCTTGTTTGTTCGGCGTGCTGAGTCGGCGTTCGTCGTAGCTCGTCAGCGGTGGCTCGACGGTGAAGCTCGGCCTGGATGCGGAGACATAACTCGGCGAGACCGGCGCTGGGGTAGCGTCGGATTTCTTGCCAAAGATTCTCTTGATCCAGGTCCACATGGGTTATTTCGCGTAGCCTTTGGTCGGGGGATTGACCGTGACCGTGGCTTGTTGCTTGAGGAAGTCGTAGCCGACGGTGACGCAGCTGGTCATCGACAGGGCGATGAGCGCGAGGGCTGAGACTTGGAGGCAGCGGCGGGTCCGGAGGCCCCGCCCTACCTGGTCGGCTTGCGGTTTCATCCTTCGTGTTAGAGCCGGGCCGAATTATCCTTCGCAACAATTAGTCCCCAGCCGGCGGTGATCGCGGCGAGGTGCATTGCCAGGTCGCCGACGGGCGTGCCTTCGAGGACGCTCTTGGCGACCGTGAGGGCGCTGATGAGGATGGTGATGACTCCGAGGATGGTCGTTTTGATGTTACGCATGGTTTTGTTCTCCTTATGATTTCCGGCGGTAGTCCCGGATGACTGAAAGTAGGGTGACGACGCCGATGGCCAGGCCGATGCCCAGGCCGGCGACGCGCAGGTAGACTTCGAGGGTCTGCATGAAGGACACGGCGACGGTGCCGGTGGTGGCGACTGTGCCGAGCAGTCCCCTCTCCAAGGTGCTAAGTGTGGAATGCTCGGCGCTCATGGCTATTTGCGGTAGGCGATGACGGACCCGGCGTGGAGTTTGATGGCGGTGAAGATGCCGTCGATCGTGGTGCCGGATGGGATGGCGGTGGCGCTGCCACTGGTGAGGTTGGCGATGCCGGTGCTGTTGCCGGTGAGGACTTCGAATTTGGTGGCGTTGTCCAGGCTGTCGATGCTGACGAATTCGCCGGTGACGGCGTTGGTGTCGGCGATGAGGACGCTGCCGTTCTGGCGGTTGGTTGTTCTTACGTTAGGGTGCATGATTTTTAGGAGTGTGAAGGTGTGAAGGTGGGAAGGTGTGAAAGTTGGCGGTTGGCAGTAGTCAGTCGTCAGTAATGTCCGATCCGGGCGGACCAGGCTTGGGGTTGGTTTTGTTGGAAGTAGAATTTGTCGCGCTCGGTCACTAGTTCGTTCATGGCTTTTTCTTCCATGAGGGTTGATTTCGTGAGCTGTCCGTCTTCTTCGAGGAGGCTCGCCGTGAGGTAGTAGCCGACGGCTTTGCTTAGGACGGCGGGGACTGTCGCCGAGAGATTTGATGTGGTGTAGGTGTCGGGGCGGAGGCGGTATCTCACCCAGGCGGTGGTGGGGATGTCGGCGTCGTCGGGGAAGCGGATGCTGTCGCCGAGGAGGCTGTATTGGAGTTCGCGGGGTGAGGCGGTTTTGTTCGGGTTGTCCCGAGTGATGGCAAAGACTTCGCCCATCGGGGTCTCGCCGCCGCCTTGGTCGTAGTCGATGTAGAAGCCGTTCGTTTCGTTGCCCTGGATGGTGCGCTCTTCGATGCGGCACAATTCGGGCCAATCGGCCCAGGTCCAGCAGGCCTCGATGGCGTCGTTCGCCGCGGCGACGAGCATGGTCTGCGCACCGGAGGGGACGTTGCTGATCGTGCTGGCATCATTCCCGACGCGTTGCCACGCCCGGAGGATGATGCTTTGGAGAGTTACGGTGCGCATGACGATGAGTGGCGAGTGACTTGTGACGAGTGACGAGTTAAGAATTCAGAGTGTTCATGGCCGATTGCACGGCGGTCTCGAAGGACACGGGAGGCTGGGGCCAGTCGTTGCGGGGGCTTGGATCGGACGCGAAGATGGCGAGGATCTGCTGCAAGTATTGCTCGATGGCGTCCAGCTCGGGGCTTTGCTGGCCGGCGGCGGCGAGGGACTGGCGGAGATAAAGCAACGTGGGCTGGCGTTCGCCGCCGAGGCCGACGGATTTGAGGTGTTCTTCGGCGGTGATCGGCTCGGCTTCCGGTGCCGGTGCGGGCGGAAGTGTGGCGAGGTCGATGTCGGCCAAGCGGACGGCGGATGTTCCGGCGGGCGGTTGCCACTTGGCGGTGTCGCCGTCCCAGAGGACGACGTTCACGAGGTGCCCGTTGGCTTGATCGAGGATGGCGTATTGCTCGGTCATGGTTAGAAATAGGTTGTCACTATGACGAGGCCGTTGCCGCCGGCGCCGCCGGTGTTGGTGCCACCTGCGTCGTTGAGACAGGCGCTGCCGCCGCCGCCGCCGCTGCCAAGGAAGCCGTCGCCGCCGATATTGCCTTGGCCGGATGCGCCGGGGCTGCCGCCGCTGGCGCCGACGCCGATGATTTGAAATGATGCGGTGCCGTTGGTTCCTGCCGCATTGGTCGTCGCGGATTTCCCAGCGGTGCTAAATGTTGTTGTTCCCACACCGCCGCCCG